CGTTACAAGGTCTACAAAAACCCATACATGACTGAGAACGTGATCCTGTTAGGTTTCCGCGGTAATCAGTTCCTTGAGACTGGTGCTGTATACGCTCCTTACGTGCCACTGATCATGACGCCTCTGGTGTACGATCCGAACACGTTCACTCCAAGGAAAGGTATCATGACTCGTTACGCGATGACAATGGTTCGTCCAGAATTCTACGCTAACCTGTTCGTATCTGACCTGAACGTAGTCTAAGTTTAATTTAAAACAATAGATATAAAACTAAGCCTGGTTTTTACCAGGCTTTTTTATTTTACGCAGGTTCCTGATATTTATACTAAAACAATAATATGCCAGAAATAATAGATGGATTAAAAGACCCATATGGTTTAAATGGAGGCGCTATATTAAGCGGATCAGTTAATAAAGCAACAGACTCATTTTGGTTTTATTCAGTTACAAATGGTACAACTGCAATTATTAAATTTTCAAACTTAAGCGGTAGTCAAATAAGTGCTTCTTTTAGCGCAGGTCAAAGCATATATGGAAATATCACCTCAGTAACACAATCTACTGGATTATCAATAGTATACAGCGGATCATACTTTCCAAGATACTAATAGTTTCACACATAAAACCTAAAAATGACTCAGGTTACAGAACCAAAAAAGCTAAAGAACCCGATAAGGTTCCACATTCAGTTAAATGAAGAGCAGAAGCAAGCAAAGCAAGTTATATTAGATAACACGATAACGGTTCTAAAAGGTCAAGCAGGATCTGGTAAATCGATGTTGGCAGCGCAAGTTGCATTAGATATGCTCTTTAAAAAGGAGGTAGAGAAGATAATCCTCACAAGACCGGCGGTAAACTCCGGAGAGGAGATTGGATATCTTCCAGGTGATAAGGATGCCAAATTAGCGCCCTATACCGCAGCTATATACGATAATATGTATAGGTTGTACAATAAAGAGAAAGTAGATAAAGAGCTTTTAGAAGGTAGAATAGAAGTTATACCTCTAGGTTTTATGCGTGGTAGAAACTTATCAAATTGCTGTATAGTAGTTGATGAAGGACAGAATATCACACATAAACAAATGGAACTCCTACTTGGACGTATTTGTAATGGAAGTAAAATGATCATATGTGGAGATATTTATCAAGTCGATCTAAAAAATAAAAAAGATTCAGGATTTGATTTTATATGCAAGAACTTTACAAACGTTCCAAAGTTTTCAGTATTCACATTAAAGCAAAATCACAGAGATCCTATAGTTGAAGAAATCCTCAAAGTTTACAAGCAGTTTGAGGATTAAGGTTTTAATTCTTAATATTTATTGTAAACACTAATTATGTCTAATCCCACACCATGGCCAGGTAGCGCATCATTCACAACAGGTAGCACGCCTTTTGGGTTATACGATACTGACTCAACTTTTGCTAGCGAATCTGTACAAGTAGCAAATTACTGCGCTAAGAAGTTGGGTTATCCGATGATGGAAGTCGAATTACAAGCAGATCAATTCTTTGCTTGTTTTGAGGAGGCCGTTTCTACCTATGCTCTTGAGATATATCAATCTAAAATAAAGGATAACTATCTAGGTCTTGAAGGTTCACCTACAGGGTCTTTACTCAATAATGTAGTAGTAGTTCCAAATCTAAATACAGTAATCACTATTGCAGATTCATATGGAGCGCCTGCAGGTTTAGGAGGAAATGTAAATTGGTATACAGGATCAATACCACTAATACCAGGACAGCAAATATATGATCTTCAGTTGATTGGATCTTCAAGTGGATGGATTCAGCCTGGAGATAGAGTAGTAGTACAAGAGGTATTTTATAGAGGAATTCCAGCAATAAACCAATACTATGATCCATATATAGGAGGTTCTATAAACTACCAAGGCGCAACAGAAAACTTTGGTTGGGCATCATACTCTCCAGGTCTAAACTTTACATTGTTCCCTGTTTATTGGGATATACAAAGGATCCAACAAATAGAAATGTCTAATACTGTACGTAGAAGTGCATTTACATTCGAGGTAGTAAACAATAATCTTAAAATATTCCCAGTTCCAGAAATAAGTGGCGTAAATCTTTGGATTCAATATTCGAAGAAAAGCGAGATGGGAAATCCTATAACAAATAGTCCATATTCTGGTAGTACTAACTTTGTTGCAAATCCATCTCAAGTACCTTATGGAACTATAACGTATTCTCAGATAAACAGACCAGGAAGACAGTGGATATACGAATATACGCTGGCATTGGCTTCTGAGCTTCTTGGATTAGTAAGAGGTAAATACTCTCAGGTTCCAGTTCCAGGCTCAGAGGTGACTTTAAATGGTGCAGATCTTATACAAAAAGGTCAGAATATGCAGGCAGCGCTTAAAGAAAGACTAAGAGAAGAGTTGGATTCGATGACAAGACAATCACAGTTAGAGAGAAAAGCAGCTGAAGCACAATCAGAGAGTGATACCCTAACTAAAGTTCCACTTTTAATATACATAGGATAATGGCACTATTTGGATCAACAAGAGACATAACGACTTTTAAGTATATCACAAGAGAAGTGGTAGAGAATATCATATCTCAAATGGTGGGATATTATAAGATAGTGCTTGATGCGACAAACGTTAACACATACGGAGAAGCTTTAAATAAGACTTATATAGGACCTGTACTGATAAACTGTCTGATATCTAGAGGAGACTTTGAATTTACACAGACAGATTTTGGACCAGACAATACAAGGCAAGTTGAGTTCAGATTCTTCAAAGATCACTTAATTCAAGCAAATGTGTTTCCAGAAGTAGGAGACGTGATTCTATACAATGAGTTGTTTTTCCAAGTTGATAATGTAAATGAGAATCAGCTTATATTAGGCAAGGATAACGATTACGCATATCAAGCTGGATTAGAAGGATTTGGATCTTCATACTCTATAATTATAAAAGGACATTACGCTTCTCCAGATGCACTTGGAATAAAACAACAAAGACTATAACATGGCAGGAGGTATACAACAAACAAGACCAAAGACTAGACGAGAGTTTATGCAGACTCTCCAGATGCCATATGCACAACAGTCTCCTGATCCAGTATTTACAGAGCCTCAAAAGCTAGGTCAACCAGAGTTCAATAGAGCACTGGAATATTCACTAAAGAATGATAAAGAAAAAGTATTCTCAGTTGGTATAAAAGATATCGATGATGCGGTGATGTACTACTTTACTGAGGTACTTAGACCATCAGTAGTACAAAATAACACAAGAGTAAATGTGCCTATAATGTATGGAACTCCTGAAAATTGGAGCAGTGTACAAGCAGATGGATATCACAGGGATCAAAAAGGCAAAGGACTAGCACCACTTATCATGTTCAAGAGAAACTCAGTCACTCAGAACAGGAACCTCGGAAACAAGCTAGACGGCAACAACGCACAGAACATCCAGTTTTTCCAAAAGAAATACTCGGCAAGAAACATATACAGTAACTTTGCTGCATTGAACAATAGATCTCCTGAGACAGAGTACCTGGTATCGATAACTCCAGACTATGTCACAGTAGAATATACATGCATGGTTTGGACCCATTTTGTTGAGCAGATGGATTCTCTTATCGAATCTTTTAACTTTGCGTCCAGAAGCTACTGGGGCGACCCCACGCGCTTTCTTTTCTACAGCAATATAGATTCATTCACCGACACATTATCGTATGATCTTGGAGACGACAGGCTGGTTAGAAATAGTTTTACACTTACTATAAATGGTTACCTAGTTCCAGATACAGAAATGAGTAAAATTGCAGGTGCTAGTAAGTCATATGGAGTGTCAAAACTTATATTTGGAGTAGAGACAACAAACTCGGTTTCTGCAAGCATAAGCAATAAAAACCCACTTAAGGGAAATGTAAAGAATACAGTACAAATATCGGATTCAATGAATGTAGTATATAATGTAACAACCGGAGGAGTAGACGCTGCTATTTTAATATATCTATCAACAAGTAAACAAGAATTAGGTCAATTTATTGATAGTCAAACTGTGAAATTTAATAAAGGATGGTTCTTAGAACCTTCAGGAATACCAGAAGGAACTACTAGGGATAGTTTTACTTTCTTTATAAATGGAAATTTTGTAGAAAGTGGTGCGATATCAAATTTTGATGATAACGGAGATGAAACTTCTACGTTAATTTTAGATACGAATAGTTTAGGATATGAAGTAGATATTAATGACATAGTATTAGGAATAGGAAAATTTAAAGATTAAACATGGCTCAATTAAAAAGTAAACAGTTAACATATCCATTAAGTGGTTCTTTCACAGGAAGTCTATATGGTACAGCTTCTTATGCTATAACTGCTTCCTATGCTATGAATGGCGGTGGAGGTGGTGGAACTCCTGGAGGAAACTTATACGAAATACAATATAATAATGGAACTTTTGGTGGAGTACCTGTTTTAACTTACGATGGAACTACCTTAGTTGGTACTGGTTCTTTCTCTGGCTCATTTACTGGTTTAATTAACTCTGCTTCTTATGCGGCTACAGCTTCCTATGCTCCAGATTATGTATTGATAGCAGACACGGGTTCTATGACTGTACTAAGCTCTTCATATGCAGCAACAGCTTCTTTAGCAACTACCGCATCATATTCCATTACAGCAAGTTATTCAAATACAAGTACGTCTGCTTCATATGCTCTAAGTTCTAGCTATAGTGTATCAAGTTCGCAAGCTCAAAATGCAATATCATCTTCATATGCATTGAGTTCTAGTTTTGCGACTACAGCGTCGTATTATCTAGAAACAGATCCAATATTTGTAGCAAAGAGTGCATCCCTAGCAACTACAGGCTCAAACATCTTTATAGGAGATCAAACAATTACTGGGTCGATAAACTTAACAGGGTCTCTAAATCAGATAGGCGACTATACTCACACAGGAAGCGTTTATCACTCAGGAAGTAAATTCTTAAATGGAATATTTGTACAAACAGGTTCACTATCTATCACAGGTTCAACAACTCAGATAGGAAACAATACTTTAGCAGGTAACACAACTCTATCAGGGTCTATTATAATCTCAGGTTCTACTACAGTCCCAGCAACTCCAACTATTAAGATTTACGGAGACATGGAGACTGATGGTGTGATTAAGTTTATGCCTGTTAGTAAAAACATAGATACTTCGATATCAGCTTCGTACATTTACGTTTCTGGTTCAACAAATGACTTATACTTTTCTCAGAATGGTAGCGGGTATAATAACGTAACTCGTCTAAGATGGATAGAAGGTAGTCTATATTCAGGACTTTTACATGGAGGTCTGATAACTACCCAGTCTAACACAGTATATCAAATTCAAAGTGGTAGTGGTATCATAGTAAATTTGAATGCATCTCAAACTACTGACCCGTACCCAACTATACAATACTTAAATTGGGGTACATTATCAGCTAGTATAGCTCCTTTAAGTGCATCATTCGACCAATCTTTTGTTGCAATAAATTCAGCAAGTCAAATATTTGCACAAGGCACTCCCTATGAAAATGGTGATTATAATGAGAAAATACCGATAGGAAATGTAATACACCAGAATAGATCGTCTATAAACGCAACTGCAACATATCCAAGTTTAGGATACGGTTGGAAACAAAGGTCATCAGATTTTATACGAGCATTTGGACCACTTAAACTATCAGGTCTGGATGTTGCGGCAAGTGGTTCATCTACAGGAAGTTTAATTATAACTCAAGGTACTTCTTTTAATGATGGTAGGAATTATACACAAAATGCCAATAACCCGTCATACGTACAAGATAGCGGATCTACAGTTTCTAAAATATTTAGGTACTATCAATCTGGATCTGGGTGGGGATATCAAACTAATGCTGGCGTTGGATTTGAAGCGATAGACCCAACACTATACTCAGATAATGGCACAGGAGATTTGATTGCAGTTCCTGGTACTGGAGCTAACCGGCAGTGGACTATTCAAAGAGTTTATTGGTTTACTGGAGGAGCAACTAAAGGTATCTACGTTTATTATGGTAATAAGCCCTATTTAACAAAAGCAGATGCAATAGCAAATATAAACATTGAATCTTTTATAGAAGCACCTAATACTAGAGCAGGAGCAGTGTTATCTGGATATCTAATCCTAAGAAACAATGCTGATTTTACTGTTCCAGAATCATATCAAATAATACCAGCTGGACTATTTAGAAACGTAGGTGGATCAGGTGGAGGTGGGTCTACTGTAACAAATACGTTAGCAGGTTTATCTGACGTGTCTCTAGGAACTTTATCGTATGGAGACTTGCTGATGTACGATAGCACGCATTGGTATAACACAAAAACTTTAAGTGGAAGTTATACTTTAAGCGGAAGTCTAAATGCTACTGGGGGTATTACTGGATCCTTTTTAGGCACTGCATCATACGCAACATACGCAGCAAACGGAGGGGTGACACAGTTACTAGCAGGAACTGGGATATCTTTGGCTCCTACAAATGGTCTGGGTCAAGTAACTATAACTTCTACAGGAGGAGGAAGTGGAATATACGGAAACACTGCGACAGGATCTTACGGTAGTTTTTATGATACAACTACCCAGACAAACCCAGTGATAAATGTAAATCGTTCGATGTCTTTAGATACAACAGGCAATAGTAACGGTGTGTCAATATCAGGGTCAACTGATCCATATGATACATACATTAAATTCCAAAATCCAGGAGTATATGATTTACAGTTTTCTGCTCAGATAGAAAAAACATCATCAGGAAATACTAGCATTGTATACATTTGGTTAAGAAAAAATGGAATAGATTTAGTACAAACAAATACAATTGTTGAGTTATCACAAAATGGTAAAGCAGTAGCCGCGTGGAACTGGTTTTTAAATGTAGCACCTAACGATTATTATCAGATAATGTGGGCAGCTGATAGAACAGATGTCCAATTAGCTGCAGTATCAATACCATCATTAGGTCCATCAATACCTTCAGTGATAGCAACTGTAAGTAGAATAGACCAATTCTTAAGCAATACAGGATCTTTCACTGGTTCTTTTACTGGTGAATTGATAGGTACTGCTTCATATGCAACAAACGGATTAAGTTCATCATACTCAATATCATCATCATATTCTGTAAGTAGTTCACAAGCTATATCAAGTTCATTTGCAACTACGGCATCTTATATAACAGCATCAAATGTATACGGACCTTACGGAAGTAATTCTGTGATATCTGCTTCGTTTGCTGTGACTTCAAGCTACGTAACCGGATCTATATTTACGTCAGACAATTTAGTATTATCATCATCATATGCTCTAACGGCTTCTTATGCTTTAACTAGCGCAGGAGGAGGTTCTGGTGCGGGATTCCCATTCACAGGTTCAGCAGTAATTACAGGTAGTCTCATAGTAACTGGTAGTGCAACGTTTACTGACAGTATAATAGTTGATGCAGTGTTAATGACTTCCTCTTTAGTAACAACGACTGGAGGAAATACAACGCTATTTACTCAAGCAACTGGATCATATAGATCAATGTTTACAAAATACAATATAGTTAGTTCTACAAATGATGCAAGAGCTGGAGAGTTTATGATGATATGGAATGGTTTAAACTTTAAATTTACTGATACGTCTACAACTGATATAGGAGATACAAGCGCTTTAGTGTTAACAGGATCTTTAACAGCAACGAACGTAGAACTATCAACTGGAGTAGGGACTGGATGGACAGTAAAAACACAGACAACATTCGTGTAATCCAGATATTTATAGATACATTAGTTGGACAGTGAAAACTAATAAAAAATGTCAAATGAATTCGTAGCCCGAAATGGGTTTATATCAAATAGTGGTTCTGTAATAACTGGATCTCTCACAGTAACAGGAGGGTTAACAGGATCAATACTCTCTGCTTCATACTCTGTAACTGCTTCTTATAGTCTTAACACAGCAACAGCTTCTTTTGTAATTTCAGCAATAACAGCTTCACACGCATTAAATGCAGCTACAGCAAGTTATGCATTGACAGCAAGTGTAGCTTTAGATACATCTTATGATGCAAGTCAAGTTACAAATACAAACTTTGGTTATATAACGCCAAATTTAGTAATGAGCGAAGTTACTGGAGCATATACATCAATACCTGGACTTGATAATATAATAGTTACTCCGTTTTTAGTTTACGCAGATTGTATATTAACCGGATCTGGATTAACTTATGGTTCTACGGGTAGTGGAGTATTGGCAATAGCTAAAATGGGATTATATGAAGACAGTGGAAATATGCTCCCAGGAAGATTAATTCAAGATTTTGGTCAAGTAACAACAACTTCTACTACGCTTGGATATACACCTCTTACACCAAATCCACAAGTTAGACTTAAAGCAAAAACTGTTTATTGGACAGCAGTAGTTGGAAATGCAGCAATAAAATTACCGGTGCCTTTTTTTGTAAATGGTATGTATAATCCTATATTACAAGTTCAAATTACATCTTCTGGGATTACAAGTCATAGAAATATATTTAGTTACGGACATGTAAGTGGTGGAGCAGTCGCAAATGGACTACCTACTAATATGCCATCAACTGCTACATCATACATAGTAAATTCTTATTTCACAGCATCAGGTTATATAGGACCTATTTTAAATGTAGTATATGGCTAATGAATTTATAATTAGAGAAGGATTTTTATCAAAATCTAATGTAGTAGTTACTGGATCATTAACTGTGACTTCTATAACAGGATCACTAGTTACTGCATCTTACGGGATAACTGCGTCTTATAGTTTAAATTCTAATACTGCGTCATTAGTTCAAAATATAACTTCAGCATCATATTCTAATATAGTACTATCAGCGTCATTAGCTTCTGTATCGTATAAAACATTAAATAACCCAGCAGCATCATATGCATTATCAGGAATATCATCTTCAAACTGGAATACAAATTTTGGAAATAATGGATATATAAGTTCAACATTTTTTCATACTAATGCTAATATAGGTAGTGCAGGTACATCAGGTTTTAGAACATCATATTCAGGAAGTATTACTTTTACTCCAGTATATATAAATAGAACTGGTACTTTATCTACATTTGCAATAATTGGAAGTTTATTAGGATCTCCAACTGGATCATGGAGAGTTGGTGTGTATTCAAATTCAAATAATATGTTACCTGAAACTAAAATATTTGAATTTAATTCTGACATATTTCCAGCTGGACCAAGAACTTTTTATCAAGTTTCATCATCATCTGGACCAGTTTTACAACAAGGTCAAATTTATTGGTTAGCAGTTTCTGCAATAGGTAATACAAGTAATATCACCTATACATATTTACAACATGCGGCTGCAACTCCATCTCAAAATAGAATATTTAATCAAGTTTTAGGAAGTTCTATTCCAATTTTACAAAACGCAGTTAGAAATATAGCACATTACAAGTATGATATTGGAGTAGCAGCGACAGCATCTGCATTACCAACTCCTTTACCACAAACAACTTCATCATATACTGTATATAGTTACGGAAGCGCTCAAGCAGCAGTCCCAACATTTGGAACTATACACATTGGACCATTCATAAAATTAAATTATTAAAATGGGACAGTTTTCAATCAATACTGGATTAATATCAAGAGATAATTCAATTATAACAGGATCTCTAAATGTAACTGGTCAAATAACTGCTAGTCATTTTGGAACATCTTCTTATGTTATTACAGCATCATACTCTTTAAATTCAGATACAGCATCATATACAGATGCCATAAGTGTGTTATCATCATCATACGCAACCTCTGCTATAAGTGCAAGTATAGCACAGACTGCATCAATAGCACTAAATCCTAGTTATGGTCCAACTCAAGGAATAGGAGTTATAACACCAAATATATCAATATTAGGTCCATTAGGACAAACTGCCGGTACTACAATAGTTACGTCAAGTTTAAATCATGGAGGAACTTTATTATTTCCTTTTTTAGTATATAAAGATTGTACTTTAGTTACAATGTCAATGCTTGGTGGTGTGAGTAATAATACTACTGCAAGTGTTGGACTATATACAAATTCAAGTAATAGTCTTCCAGAATATTTATTAGCAACAGCATCAATAAGAGTTACAAATATAAATACAACCGCATTAATATACAGTGCTAGTAATTTTACTCCAGTAAAACTATACGCAGATAATATTTATTGGGTAGGATATACATCTAATGCTGCTGGTGCATTTTACACATGGAGACCTGCAATCTGGCAAATTAATACGTGTTTAAGCTATAATCCGCTATTAGGATATGCAATATCAACTACAGGATCTGCACCAAATTTAATGTTTCCAATGTGGTGTATTAGAAGTGGATCTTATGGACCAACTCTTGCAGCAACAGCATCGCAGTCAACTTCTTCTTATTTTCCACCTAGTGGCGCATATTCAGGTGTAGGTACAAATCAATATGTATTAACAGCCCCATATTTAACTGTAACTTATCCATAAAATAATTAATATGCCAATATACATCCCAGTATACGAAAGAAGATTAGATTCAGAAGGACAACCTATGTATGACATAGATGGTCTTCAAATAATGGATCAAGTAGATACAATAGTAGTTCCAGATCCACCTGTTTATGAAATGACAGCTGAAGATATTGCAATGATGGAAGCAGAAATGGCGCAACAATCTCAACAAACTCAAGAACCTTTAATAACAGAAAATCCGATTGAAAACCCTTGATATTTATAGAAAATTGACGTTATGGAAAAACTCACAACGGACGAACTCTCAAGGATAAATCTCATAAGAGAAGATGCACTAGAAATAGCTTCAAAATTAGGAGAATTAGAATTCCAGAAAATATCAATAGAGCTCAAAATAGAAGAGCAAAAAAAGAGGATAAAAGCTCTAAAATCCCAAGAAGAAGATATTTTTGAAGAGATAAAGTCCAAATATGGAGATGTTACGATAAATATAGAAACAGGAGAAATTTCGTAAGAAATTACTGATATTTATTAGTAGAAAAAACAACAACATAAATGGCTGAAACACTTTTAAGCCCTGGCGTATTTTCGATAGAGAACGACCAGAGTCAAATAACACAAGGACCGGTTGCTGCAGGAGCGGCTATTATAGGACCAACTGTAACAGGTCCTGTAAATATTCCAACGGTAATAACATCGTATTCACAGTACAAGGCGATCTTCGGAGCTGCTTTTATATCTGGTGGTGCAGCTTACGAATATCTTACAAGCATGGCAGCACTCGGTTACTTCCAACAAGGAGGTACTTCATTGCTTGTGACTAGGGTAGCATCAGGATCTTATACTGGAGCAACTGCAAATGTAGGAGCATCAGGATCAATAACTGCATTCACTCTTGAAACACTATCTACAGGTATTGTAATGAATAACTCAGGCAGCGCTACAAATGGCGCTCTTGTTTCAGGTTCATCAGCAAACATTAGATGGGAAATCACTTCTGCAGATTCAGGATCAGGCTACTTTAGCTTAGCTATTCGTAGAGGAGATGATTACCAAAATAGTAAGACAATCCTTGAAACTTGGAATAACCTATCTCTCGATCCTAATCAGAATAACTACATTGAGTACGTTATAGGAAACCAAACTCAGAATGCCATAGCAGATCCTACAACAGGAAACTACTACTTACAGACTACTGGATCATATATCAACAACAGTAACTATGTAAGGGTTAAGTCAGTAGCGCTTCCAACACCAAACTACTTGAACTCTTTCGGTCAGCCAAATGCACAGTACACAAGCTCAATACCACTTGTAGGTTCAGGATCTATAAACGGAGCATTTGCTGGAGCAACAGGAGATCTTTGGGGTGGACAGAATATAGCGCCTCTTAAAATGTTTGAGAATATTCCTAGTACAACTGGTAATCAAGTAAACAATATCCAAGGTCTAGTACCAACAAACTATGATATAGCAATCAATCTACTTGGAAACAAAGATGCATACAATTTCAATACAATCTATGCTCCAGGTATTAACTCACAGAATGCAACATCACAAATCACTGCGCTTTTAACTCTGGCACAAAACAGAGGAGATAACATAGCGGTAATTGATCTTGTGGGATATGGTCAAAATATAGGCACAGTAGCAACTGCAGCTCAGACATACGACAACTCATACGGTGCAGCATACTGGCCATGGATACAGGTAAGATCAACAGAAACTGGAAAGCTTAACTTCGTTCCTGCTTCTACAATGGTACCTGCGGTATATGAGTACAATGACAAGATCAGCGCAGAGTGGTTTGCTCCAGCTGGTTTCACAAGAGGTGGAATGAGCACAGTACTTCAGCCAGAAAGAAAGCTTTCAATCGATGATAGAAATACTCTATACCAAGCTAAAGTAAACCCGATCGCAACATTCCCAGGAGTTGGTACAGTGATATACGGTCAGAAGACACTCCAGCAGAAAGCATCAGCACTTGACAGAGTTAACGTAAGAAGACTTCTGATAGCGCTTAAGGACTACATCGGTCAGATCGCAGACGGACTGGTATTCGAACCAAACACTCAGGTGACAAGAAACAAGTTCCTGAACGCGGTGAATCCATACCTAGCAAGCGTACAGCAGAGACAAGGTCTTTACAGCTTCTCGGTAGTAATGGATGATACAAACAACACTCCATCAGTAATAGACAGAAACGAGCTGGTAGGTAGCATATACCTGCAGCCGACTAGAACTGCGGAATTCATTTACTTAACATTTAACATACTGCCAACAGGTGTAACATTCGGATAATCATGGATAGAAATACCGTAGTAAGAATCGCAATACCCTTGTCCCTTTACGAATCAGTGAAGGGCAAGGTTATTAAAGAAGAGAAAGGGATAGAAGAAATCTCAGCTCAAACAAAGTATAATGCTGTCAAAAAAGCAACTCAAGACGCAGAAAGCGAAAGAGGCGTGAGTGACGATTTATTTAGAGCAAGGAGGAGACAACAAGCGATGGATATAGCATCACATATTAATCCAACTATAGAATCTGAAGCTCGTAAAATAGCCGATATGCTAACACAGAGCGAGGGGGGCGCAGGTTTTAGAGTATCAGTTATGAAGTTAAATAGCGATAAAGGTCCATATGTAGAATTAGAGTTCATGAGTAGAGCAAATACCGATTATAATATAAGATTCATAATTAAAAAGGACTCAACTAAGGTAGTTAATCAACAGTATATACCTAAAGAACTCGAAAGAAAATTGTCAGTTTTTGTGGATAAGATTCGTAAAGCAGAGTTGGATATAAATACTGACGATTCAACGAGCTCTATGAACGAAGCCAAAAAGCCTATAGATGCCGCTAAGAAAAAAGCGGATGCAAAAAAGGCTGAAGCTAAAAAGGCCGCAGAAAAGAAAGCAGCTGATATTAAAAAGAAAAAGGAAGAAGAGGCAAGCAAAGCTGAAGCAGAAAAAAAGAAAGCCGCTGAAGCAAAGAAAAAAACAAAAGCATAATAATTATACTAAAAAGATACTACAATGGCAGGACTATTAGATCCATCAGAAATATTTTATACCGCATTTGAACCTACGGTAAGTAATAGGTTCATAATGTACATCGACGGTATCCCTTCATACATGATTAAAAAGGCGTCAGCCCCTAGTATAGAGATGGGAGAAATCAAGCTCGACCACATCAACACTTACTTCAAGATAAAGGGTAAGGCTGAGTGGAAGGACATGGAACTCTCTCTATACAACCCTATATCACTATCTGGACAAAGAGTATGTATGGAGTGGGTACGTCTACATCATGAATCAGTAACCGGCCGTGATGGTTACTCAGACTTCTATAAAAAAGACGTAACTCTTGACATAGTTGGTCCAGTTGGTGACATCGTAAGTGAGTGGGTAATTAAAGGCGCATTCATCAAGTCTTTCTCAGCTGGTAACTACGACTGGTCTACATCAGATCCTACAGAGTTGACACTGACTCTTGGAATGGACTATTGCATCCTCAACTACTAAGGTCATAATAAACTATAATAAAAAAAGAAGCTCCACTCAAAAGGAGCTTTTTTCTTTTTAGAGAAATTCAGTTATATTCTTCTGATAGAGGAAAACTTACAACCTCGATATATATAATAAAACACAGTTACAATGGCAGAACAGAAATTTACGGTTCCAACAGAAATGGTCGGTCTACCTTCAAAAGGCCTAGTTTACGAAAAATCAAATCCACTTTCAGCAGGTGAGATCGAGATGCAATACATGACAGCAAAGCATGAGGACATCTTGACAAACGTTAATAACCTCAAGAATGGTACAGCAATAGAGAAGACGCTTAAGGCTCTGATCTCAAGTGATGTGAAATACGATGATCTGATCCTTGGTGATAGAAACGGTCTTCTGATTGCAGCGAGGATCTTAGCATATGGAAAGGACTACCAATTCAAGCTGCCACACCCAGAGACAGGAGAAGAAGAGGTAGTAAATGCAGATCTTCAGACAATGGAGTATAAGACCATAGATGAGAGCATATTCACTGGAAAGAATGAGTTTGAATTCACACTGCCTTTCTCTAAGAATAAGATCACATTTAAGCTACTTACTGTAGGAGACGATAAACGTATCGATGAAGAGGCAAAAGGCCTAAAGAAAGCGCTAGGAACTGAGCCAGGAGCGATCAGTCTGAGAATGAAGCACCAGATCACATCAGTAAACGGAGACTACTCTACAAAGACGGTGAGGGAGTTTGTGGATACAGCGTTCATGGCAAAGGATTCGGTAGAGCTTAGGAAGTACATCAATCAAATCACCCCAGACATATCTACAAAGATCACCGTAACTTTTAAAGACGGAAAGGAGACCGAGGTTGATTTACCAATGACAGCAGAGTTCTTCTTTCCCGGGAGTGGAATATAGAGCAGTCTACATGCAAGAGGTTTTCGAGTTAGTCTATCATGGAAATGGTGGATTTAACTGGTTTGACGTCTGGAATATGCCAATTCCTCATCGAAAATTCAGCCTTAAGAAGATCAATGAATTCTTAGGAAAGGTCGAAGAACAGCGCAACCAGCAGCAACAAAAGGTTACAGAGAAGACCGATATGTCAAAGTTTAAGATACCAGACGAGGTCAAACAGGCTATGACAAAGGCTCCGGATTTTGTTTCGAAACCAAAGCCTAAGAAGTAGTCATGCTTGATATTTATACCTATACACAGTAGAAAATGGCGAATGAAAATTTAGATCCAAAACAGTTAAGGGACGCTTATGATTTTTATAAGCAGTTAGCGCGAGCGTCCGGAGATTACGGCTCAAACGTAAA